GAAGTTGTACCTGTAATTTGTCTACCAATTAATTGACCAGTATTACCTACAGGATTAATACATCTTAATACTCTATTAAATGTAAACTCTCCATCTGATACTCTTAACATTTGTTCTCTAGGATAAAATGTTTCTGATTTTAAACCAAACAACAATCTAAAAAATACTTCGTGTCCTTTTGCAGTACCTTTTGTTCTATAAAGTGATTTAATATTTTTAATTAGATTTCTTTTATCAACACCTTCGTGTAAATCTTCAGGTATTGTTTTCATAAACTCATTTCTAAATTGATTTAAGAAATGCTGTATAACTCTATCTGGATCTCTAAAGTTTAATAAGTCTTGTATGTTTTGAACTGGATTAGGTCTGTATGAACCAATAACACCTGACGCATTAGAAGCTTGACCAATAATAGTTTCACCTTCTATAAATTTATCTTGCGTTGTTATAATAAACTTGCCATCATTATTATTATCTTCAGCAAGTATAACTGCTTCTGCTTTTGAAGTTGAACCTTTTATTATTTCGTTTTGAGTAAACGCACCAAAAGAAGAAGTCTCTTGTAATACTTTACCACCAGCGTCTATTTGAGTTGCTTCTGAACCTAAACGACTTGCGTTTAAAATTAGATTGTTTACTTGACCTGTTTCTGTTTCAAGTAATATACCTTCAGTACTTTGTGAGTTAATAATAGTTAACTCAGCACTTTCCATAAATGTAAAATATGTTTTAAGAAAATCTACAAATTTAGGATGTTGCTCAAGTACAAATTCAGGTACTTGACTACCTAATAAGTTAGTAATTTTCTTACTGAACTTTGCCATTTACTAATATGCTGATGTAGTAGTGTAACCAACTCCAGCGTCTGAAGCACCACCTACAAAAGTATCTTTAGAAACATTGATAGTTGAGTTTGCAATATCTATTTCTAGTATTTGGTCTCTAACTGGAACAATGTCATTTGAAGATGGTTGAACGGTTAACTCTATTACACTTGAAGCACTCCCTCTAATATTTGATATACTTGTTATTTGTAATGAATTAATTACAATAGCACCACTAGAATAATCAATGGTACCTTGCGTTGAATTTGTATAAACTCTAGTTGCACCTGACAAATAATATCTTCTTATATTGCCTTGTCCATCGTCATCTAAAAATTGTTCGTTATTAGAACCAGATACTTTAAATCCTGTTGATGATAATATACCACCCATAGTAGAATTGTGTCCCATATGAGGATTGTAAAGTGCGTTTCTAAAATAGACATTGTATTTTAAAGAACTATTTAATGTAGGTGTAAAAGATTTTCTAATCTTTAATGTAGTAATGTTTGATAATAAACTTGTATCGCTATCATCAATTGTTTTAACTACTTTTGAATATCTGAATACACTATCAAATTTTTGTAGTGTTGAAGAATTGTATGTTTCTAAAGATGTAATAATATTTGACTTTAATGTTTCACTATCTTTTGTAGTAGCAGAAGCGTCATACTTAGCATTTGTTGTTAAAAGAATAGAAGTTATTTCTGGATCAACTATTTGAGGTGTTACCGAACCAACATTATATTCTTTTAGTTTAGATATAATATCTTGTTTTGTTTGTGTTGTTAATGTAGAACCACTAGCAGCTTTGATTGCAATTTTAACAACACCATAGATAGGTGTTTCGTCATCTTCACCGCCCCAAGCGCTAACTGATTGTGCGTTAGGATAAACTGATAAAACTTTTGTTTCATAATCAGAAGTGGTTACTGCTCTGTCTTGCGCTGTGTATTGTAAAGGCGCATTAAAACGAATACTCTCTTTTGTTTCTGCTTCACTACCACCTTGCGAAGCACTATTTGTTGTAATTGTTATATTAGAAAAACCACCAATAGAACCTGCAGGTACAAAAGTACTTGCACCATTTGATTGAGATTTATTTGATACAATGTATTCTAATATTACAATATTACCTTGACTAGGTTTTCTACCTAGTATGCCATCACCAAAGGTTACTTGAAACTTACCTGTATCTGTTTCATTTAAGAAATAGATATTACTTTCATTTGATAGTTTTGTTAAACCTGTAACCTGTGAATAGACACTTGAAGAAGTATCTTGTAAACTTGTTTGTACTTTTACTTTTAATGTAGCTGTATCAGCGTTTATACTTGGTATAATAAATTTTTGGTCTGGGTCTTGTTCGTCAACCGTATATCTAAATGTTGTTGGTGTTCCTTCAAATAAAGAAACATTTGAAAATTTAAATACACCATCAACAGGTGAAGTTGTTAAATCTTCATTTGTAATATAGTTGTAAGTTATACCATCAACAGAAGTTGTAAAAGTTTGTCCTTTATTCATTGTTAAAGTTGTTCCTGTTGCGTCATTAACAACTATGTCAACTGAAGCAACTGGTGCTTTTGCTGACGAAGGAGTATAACCTAACATCTTAGCAAGTGAAACTACATTTGCTCTTATATCTGCTGAATCCAGATACATTTCATTTGCTAACATATTAGCATTAAAACCTAGATAGTGTGTATTGTATGCTAGTAAATCAAGTAAGATTGCAAAACCACTTCCTTCAAAGTTGTAGTCTGAAAATTCTGCCTGTTTAGATAGAAAGTTTTTTAGATTTACTTTAATTGCGTCAAAGTCTAATTCTGATATGTCTAATTTTGTGCTTGCCATTTTATCTTAACCTTTGTAAAAATGTTTCTACGACAACTGGTGTTTGTATACCTACAACATAGAAAGAAACTTGTAAGTGATAACTATTTTTATCTTCAATTGGTTCTGCTACAACTGAAGTTATCTTTGCTCTAGGTTCAAAGTTAGTTAAAACCTCTTGTACTTTTCTTTCTAAATTTAATGCAGTAAGAGGTGTCATATTTTCAAATAATAATGCTCTTACATCACTACCTATTTCAGGATGAAAAGGTCTCTCATAATGATTTGTTTGTATTAAATTTTTAACACTTCTTTTTACAGCTTCAACATCTTCTAACTTTGTTAAATCGCTTGTCGTATGATTACGCATAAAGTCAAGGTCTAAATCAGAATATATCCTGGTTACCCTGTCTTTACTAGTTGAAGATTTACTATCATAGTTTGCCATAACACTAATATTTATACACTAACCAGCAAACACATTAGGCGAACCTTCAGCAACACTTGTACAACCCGATATTGCGTCACCTACACGACCACAACCTTTACCATTTACAAATACCGTAGTACTACCAGTTGCTATAGGTGCTGAGTGTGCAGGGCAAGGTACTGGTGGTAACAAGTGTGAAGTATTATTATCACCTTGTCTACTTATTGCAATACCATTGCAAAACACATTAGGCGAACCTTGTGCTCTTGCAGGTGTACTACAATGGGTAACATCTTTGTCTCCTATTCTCGTAACCGACGGCATTCCCGTTTCATTAGCTCCTGTAATTTGTCGTTAAAGGTTTCTATTAACTTATGTTCTTCTTCTGTATGAGGTTCTTCTGGATATTTAGGATTAAATGAAATAACAGCACCAATCTCTTGTGGTATATCGTCAAAATTAGTGTAAGTGTAGATACTTCTACCTACTTTAATCTTAAATTCGCCTTCCATTAACCTTGTCCTCTATAAGCCTTCCAACTTCTCTTTTTAGACTTGTTCATTGAACTAAATTTAACCATTCTTTTTCGTTTTCCTTGACTTGTCTTCTTCGGTTTTGATTTAGTATATAAACTTACGCCAAAAATTCCTTTTCTTGCCATAAACCTCCCATTCGTTTTGTATATTTATGGTATTTTTTAGAAATTACATTTAAATTGCGTGTAAACACCGCCGTGTTTTAAAGTTTTTTTAATACTATCTCTTTGAAACTTGTTGTCAATCGGATTATCTTGCATATTTGGGAAAATTTTACAATCTTGTAGGGAAAGAGAACATCCAGAGAACAAAAATAGTACAAAAAACGCAAAAATTATGTATTTTTTTGAAAAAATGCTCATTTTTTGCTTGACACCTTTCGTTAACTATGGTATATTAGTATGTATATGTTAACAAACACTATGAAAGGACAAAAAATGACATCATTTTTTTCAATAATCACTATATTAAGTGCAATAATGGCTGTAGGTGCAATAGAAGATTGCGGTGGTCATTGTTTAGGACAAGAAAACTGGACAATGTTTTTCGTAATGTTCGCAATTACGATAGTTTCAGCGATTGCAACTTTTTATTTTCAATCAAAAGACATTGATAATCAATAACAGGGAGAATAAACACTATGATAAAAGTAAATCAAACTGCTAAAACACTAGAAGAAGGTGTTAAGAACCTGATGGAAGGTGCTAAACAAGACTATGTAAGGTGTTCTACTTCTGATGGTAGAAAAGAACTTACTGGTTATTCAAAAGAACAAGTTGATAAATGGGATTCTTTAATTAAAGTTTCTCAAGGAAAGAAATACATTAAAGTTGTAAGAGAAAATGGTGTATTTGCATTTATCGTAAAAGAAGACTTTAAACATTTTAAAAAAGGTGATATATTGAAACCTGCTGGTTACAATGCACCTGCATTAAATCAACCTAGAGGAAATGTTCTATCTGGAAACTATATGATCCAATGGACAGGACCTTTATATCTTAACTAAAAGGAGTATATTATGTCAGAAGTGAAATTTAATGATTTAAATAAAGTGTTGGAATGGATTAGAGAACCTAGTCATAAAGAACACTTATACATTGTTGAGGCTTGTATTGCAAAAGCAAAAGCTGAAGACATTAACAAATTTGCTGTTGGTGCTAAAGTAATATTTGGCAGACCTAATGGTAAACAACACAAAGGTGTTATTGTTAAATGTAACCCGAAGAAAGCTGTTGTTATGGAAGATGGTCGTGGCAAATGGACCGTTCCGTATTCATTGATGAAGTTAGCGTCTTAATATTATGCGTAAGGTGTATAACCTTGTTCTTTTGCTGTTGGGTCATCTTCACTTTCAATATGAGTGACCTCTGGTACATAATGTTTCATCATACTTTCAACTCCTTGTTTTAAAGTAAGTTGAGACATTGCACAACCAGCGCAACTACCTGCCATCATTAGTTTTAATTTGCCGTCTTCAAAAGATTTAAATTCAATTTTACCACCGTGAGCCGCTACTGATGGTGCGATTTTATCTTTTAAAACAAATTTTATCTTTTCTATTATTTC